AAGCGATCACGCCCGAGAGCCGTCTGGCCCTGCAGCACTCGCGATACGGCACCGGGTTGGCGCCGCCGGTGGTGCTGGACGGCCAGGTGGTGTTCGCGGACCGGTTCGGCAAGGCGATCCGGCGTCTGGGGTACAGTCTGGAGTCGGACGGGATGACGCCCGAGGACATTTCCAGGCTGTCGCGTCACCTGATCGAGGACCCGCTCGAGATGGAGGTTCTGCGGCTGCCCGAGGGCGAGCTGCTGGTGGTCCTGAACACCGATGGCTCGCTGGTGTTCCTGACCTACGACGCACAGCAGCAGGTGATCGCCTGGACCGGCCCCCGCACGACCGACGGCACGATTCGGTCGATCTGCGCGATGGACGACGAGCTGCTGCTGCTGGTGGAGCGGACGATCGACGGCTCGACCGTCTTCTACATCGAGCAGATGTGGCAGTCGGGCGTCGACTACACGGCCGAGCCGTACGTGGACTGCTCGATCACGCTGACCGGGCCGGCCACGACCTGGTCCGGGCTCGACTCCCTGGAGGGCAAGACCGTGCACCTGTTCGGCGACGGCGCCTGGCTGGGGACCGAGGTGGTCCGTGGTGGCCAGGTCACGACAGCAGCGAGCCACGACGAGCTCGTGGTGGGCCTGGAGTACTCGGCCAGCCTGGTGCCGTCACCGCCGGTGATGAGCCTCGGAGCGGGCTCGTCGATGCTGCGCCGCGCGCGGATCCCGAAGGTGCGGGTGGACCTGGGCAACAGTCGAGGAATCCGCGTCGGCGGCTGGAAGATCCCCGAGCGGAACTGGTCGGACCCGTTCGCGAGCCCCACGGCCTACCTGCAGGGCACGAAGCAGGTTCGGCTTCGCGGCTCGCAGATTCGGCCCGACGTGACGATCGACCAGGCCTATCCGGGACCGGTCGAGATCCTGGCAGTGGAAATGGAGCTGGTGGCAGGAGCGCACTGATGGACCAGGCAGGAATCGCCAACACGCTGACCCACCCCACGACGACGACTATGGACGTGCGGACGCCCTCGGTGGCGCCGGTGCGGCCCCTGGCCGTGGCGCCTGGCTCGGCGGGGACGCCGTCGTCGCCGCAGCCGGGGTTCATGGCGCGCAACGCCCGCAACTTCCAGACGGCGGCGGGGGTGATCTCGTCGATCGCCACGCTCGTCGGCGCCATCCGCCAGGGCGAGGACATGAAGGCTCGGGCCAGCCAGGAGGAGGATCTTGCCCGCGAGCGTGCCGAGGTCCGCGGCCGGGAGCTGCGCAAGGCGCGCGCCGGCAACCGGGCCTCCGCCGCCGGCGCCGGCATCGCCTTCGAGGGCAGCCCGGCCGCGATCGACAGCGACAGCGTCGCGGAGTTCGAGGACGAGTCCCGAGCCGATCAGCGCTTCACCCGCACCACGACCCAGCGCCTGCGGCGATCGTCCAGGTCGGCCATGGCTGCCGGGATCATCAACGCCGGCGGCGGGATCTTCCAGACCTACGTCAATCGGAAGGAGATCGGTCGTGTGTAGGGGGGGCCACGAAGAAAGCGTCGATCATGTATCGCACCACGAACATGAGGCCGGGCGACAGCGCGACCACGGTGCCGACGCTGATGAGCGGCCCCCAGTCGTCGCGTCGGTACGAGCGGACGCCGAGGGCATCGAGAATCGGCTCGGAGAGGAACGTGCCGAGCGAGTGTGTGGCGCCGATCCAGGCGACGGCCGTCACTGCAGCGGTAGCGAGGGCAGCGGTGTTCGGTGGCTGCGGGACTGTCGGAAGGCCCATCGTGTGGCTGTACGCGACCGGAAAGAGAAAGCCGACGCACCAGCAGAGCATTGCTCCAAGTCCGTGACCCAGGGGCAGATGGTAGACGAACCAACCTCCGCCGAGCATCACGACCGCCCACATCACGCCGACGGTTGGTCGAGCGACCGAATCGAATGGGGGTTTGGTGGGGGGCATCAGGAGATCCTAAAAGCAGGCGAACGAGTTGCCCTCGGCTTCGCACTCCAGCCGCCGCACGCGCTGCTCGAGCGCATCGAGTCGGCGGTCCTCGGCCTGACTGGCCATCTCGGCCTCGTGCCTTCGCTGGCTCTCCTCGTCCATGCGCCGGATCCGCTCGCGGCTCTCCGCCGCAGCGCAGCTCTCGTATCCGGGCAGAGTCGGGTCGCAGTAGGCGCCCGCGGTGACGGGCAGGGCGAGAAGAACGGCGGTCAGGATCAGTGTGCGCATCGGGTGCCTCCGATGTCTGACCCTACCGCACTGTCGGAAGCCATCGCAAGGGGGTGCCATGCCGCGGTTTGAGCGAAGGATCAGCGGCGGCCAGCGGGTTGTCGAGGACGGGACGGCCAGGGCCGCTGGCGACACCGCCGCACTGTTCGCGGCAATCGGGGCCCAGCAGGGGCGGCGGGCCGGTGAGTTGGTCACGGCCCAGGCGAGCGACCGGGCTGAGGCCGACGTCGCTGATGGCGGGTTTCGTCGCCGTGCGCCCGACTCCATGGCGAGTCGCGAGTACAACCGAGTCGGCGAAGAGGCCTTCATCGTGCGTGCTTCGCAGGATCTCGGCCAGCGAGCCGACGAGCTTCAGCAGGAGTTCCCGGAGGATCAAGAGGCGTTTGGTGAAGCGTTCGACGGGTTCCTGGCGGGTTCCCTGGAGGACGCCGATCCGAGCTTGCGCCCGGAGGTGCGCCGCCGAGGCGAGATGGAGAAGCGACGGCGCCTGGTTGCGATTGGGCAGGCGGCGGAAAAGGCGCAGTTTGCCAGGGACACGGCGACGCTGAGGGACGGCCTCACCAGTAGCCTGGAGACCGGCTCCCGCGCAGCCCGCGACGGTGACCTGGAGCGCCTGAACCTGGTCGCCGACGACCTGGAGAATCTGCTCGGCACGATGATCGAGGCCGGGGTGATCGAGGAGGCGGCGGCCGACGGCAAGCTGCGCGCATTCCAGCAGACGGTGCTCGAGGAGACGGTGATCGGTGCCTTCGACCGCTACCCGGGCGGCAAGGTGGCGTTCCTGGAGCGATTCGAGGCGGATCCGGAGTTCCTGCGCGAGGAGGTGCTCGGTGACGCCGAGGTCGAGCTGACGACCGGCCAGATCGACCGGGTGAAAGCCCGGATGGTGAAGGAGATCACAGCGGAGCTGGCGAAGACGGCGAAGGCGGCGGCCAGCCGGGCGGCAGACCTGGAATCTAGTCTTGAGGCGGTGGAAGCCGGCGCCCCGGTGACCCCGGAGCTGATGGCGCGTCTGGCCTCGGAGGCTGAGGCGCTCGGGCCCGACCACGTTGAGGCCTTCAATGCGGCTGCGGCGCAGGCCGAGCGGATCGCCGAGCTCGGCCAGCGGACCCCGGTGGAGCGCGAGATGCTGCTGCGCATGATCTCGGCGACGCCGGCCGAGACGCCCGAGCAGCTCGAGCGCCGGTCGTCGCTGCTAGCGGCGTCGGCCGCCGCCGAGAAGATCTGGTCGGAGGATCCGTATGCGGCGGCGCAGCGGTTCGGGGTGATCCCGCCTCGGCCGACGCTGGAGCCGGGCGAGCAGATGGCCGCGCGCGCCCAGGACTGGCAGGCGGTGCGGGAGTACGTCCCCGAGGCGGCGCCGGTAACGAAAGTGGAGGCGGCGGCGATCGGTCGCCAGCTCGACTCGATGACGGCCGACGAGCGTCTGCAGTTCGTCGAGCAGCTCGTCGTCGGCATGGGCGATCCGGAGGTGGTGCGAGCGGTCTGGGCGGAGGTGGCCGACAGCGGGGACGCCCCGGCGGTGGCCCTGGCTGCCGATCTCTACTCGACGGGGAAGCAGGATGTTGCGCGCGGCGTGATGACAGGGATGGAGCACCTCGCCGCCGACAAGACCCTGAGGCCGAAGGCCGAGGACTGGAAGACTGAGTTCGATGCCGCGCTCGGCGGCGCCTTGGACCTGTACCCTGAGTACAGGAAGACGATCAACGACGTGGTGCTGGCTCGCTACACCGATCTCTCTATGCGGGTGGGCGATCGCAGCGGCGAGGTCGACCCGGAGCGCCTGACGGCTGCCGTAACCGACGTCACCGATGGTGTCCTGGAGGTGCAGCCGGCCGCGACGGCGCCTCAGAGCGCGATCCTGGCGCCAGCGCCCGGGGTGACGGCCGACGACTTCGAGGACGCGCTGGAAGCCCTGGAGCCGGACGACCTGGCCGCCATGGGCGGAGTGCTGGGTCTGGAGCCTGCCGAGGCCCTGGAGCAGATCCGGAGCTTCGGGGCCCTGCGCTCGGCCGGCGACGGCCGCTACGAGATCACGGTCGGGATGCAGAGCCTGGTCGCCGGCGATGGCGAGCGGCCCTTCGTTCTGGACTGGTCGGCGATGCAGGCGGCCGCGGATCGCAGGCGCCTTCGGGAGGAGGAGGCTCGTCTGCGCCGGGAGGCGTTCCCGACGCCGAACCTGACGCGGGACGTCCCGCGCGCGTTGCGAGCGGTGGGGGACGCCTTCCGGGCGGCGCAGCAGGCCGAGATCGACGCGATGAACGCCGGCATGACCCCGGCGGATCTGTACACGGGGGCCCTGGACCTGGTGCGAGAGAGCGTCCGGGGTCCGGACACAGCAGAGGCGAGCGATGCGGGTCAGTGAGCGCGAGCTCCGGGCGGCGCGCCAGCGCCCGGTTCCGGCGCCCCTGGGCTTCGTCGGATCGGTGGCGGCCGGCTTCCAGACGGGTCTCCTCGAGGAGCGCTCGGACAGCTTCGACCGCCTGATTCGTGGGGAGTTGACGGCCTCGCTCGGTCGCCTCGAGGAGTTGACGGGGGACTCGGCGCGCTACGGAAATCTGCCGTCTGGCCCCTGGGGCAACAAGCTGGCCGAGGGCCTGCTGCGGCGCCTGGAGGAGGCCGAGCCGGAGATCCAGACCGCGCGGACGTCGAATCCGGAACTGGAGGAGTTGCGCACGGCCGACGAGATCCGGGAGCGCGCCCGAGCGCGCGCTGAGCGGGCCAGGGCGATCGCCGACACTGCCGGCGGCTTCGGGTCGTTCGTGGGCACGGCCGGCGCGATCCTGGCGGACCCTCCGAACCTGCTGAGCCTGCCGATCGGGGTGGGGCGCAGTGTCACGATCCTGAAGGCGATGCTCGGGGAGGGCGCGATCAACGCCGGCGTCGAGGCCTACGTGCAGAGCACGCTGCCCGGAGTTCGGGAGGTCACCGGCCGCGAGCAGACGCTGGGCGAGACGCTGCGGAACGTGGCGATCGCGGCCGGCGGCGCCGCGGCGTTCGAGGGCCTGATGCGTGGGATCGGCCGGATCTACGACCGCGGCGCCGGGGAGGTGTTCCAGCCGACGGCCGAGCAGCGCGCGGCGAGGGACGTGGTCGATGATGCGGCGGAGGTCTCGCGCTCCAATCCCCGGCCCCAGGATGGCCCCGCGGGCGAGACCGCTCACCTGGAGCAGCTCCAGCGCGCGCACGACGACCTGGTCGATGGCCGGGTGGGCTCCTACGACGAGCTCGTCGCCCGCGAGCGGGTTCGCGTCGAGGAGATCGAGTCCCGGATGCGCGCCGCCGGCGACGAGGGCCTGGCCGAGCTCCGCGCCCGCGAGCAGGCTGTGGCGGACCTGCAGGGCCGGGTTCGCGACGCGGATGCCAGCGGCGGGGCGCGGGTGGGGCCGTTCGATGAGATTCGGCTGGCGGAGACCCGCCGGGACATGCTCGCCCGGCAGATGGCCGGCGAGGAGGTCGAGGAGCCTTTCGAGGCCGTGAGCCGCGCCTTCGAGGCCGAGGCCGAGCTGCCATCGGCTCAGGCGAAACTGACCGAAGCCCGCTCGCTGGCGGCGCGAGTCCGCGACGGGGTCATCCTCGACCGCGGCGGGCGGCCGTTTGCGAGCCGGCGCGCGGCTCGGCGCTTCGCGGAGACCCAGACGCGGATCTCGGGAGAGTTCCAGGTGGTCAAGTCGGGCCGGGGGTATGCGATCTCCCCGGTGACCGGCGAGCTCCCCCTGGACCTGGTGCGCACGCGCAAGGCCACGGCGCTGCAGGAAGAGCGGCCTGCGACCGTCGTGGACGCCGACGGGCGTTTCGCCGAGGCGCCGGACGACATGCCGGCGCCCGTGCGCGCGGAGGAGCCGGCGCCGTTGGGTGCCTCCGGCGGCGCCGGCTCCGCTCGAGCGACTCCGGATCCGGACGGTCTGGCGCCCCTGGAGGAGTTCACCCCCGCGTTCCGCAAGCAGCTCGACGAGAACCCGGACGCCCTGGTGGACACGGTGGACCGCTCTGCCGGCGACAAGGTGCGACGGCGTGCGGCCGACGTGGCCGATGAGATTGACCACGAGCAGGCGACCTTCGAGGCGCTGAGGGATTGCGTGATCGGATGAGCAGGGTCGGAAAAACCAGGGTTACGAGCGCGGCAGACGTCTGCATCAAGGATCTGTTGCGCCGCAAGATGATCGGCCGCGAGGAGGCCGAGTTCCTCTTCGAGCGGATCCGGCGCTACGCGCTGAACCACCGAGGCCTGGACGCCGACGCCCGTCTGATCCTGAAGATGGTCGACGACCGCTTGGACGAGCTGAAGGTGAGCCGGGCGATCCTGCAGCGGTCGGTCGAGATGTCCGACAGCATCGTCCGCGAGGTCTCCAACCACCCGGACGGCGCCCTGGCCGGAGCCAAGGCGAAACTGGCCCCGGACACCACGCGCCGCACCCAGCTTCAGAACGTCTACACCCGCGAAAAGGCGATCGCCGGGGACTGGTTCGGCCGGATCTCCGAGCTCGCCTCCAGGATGCGCACGCGGCGCTTCGGGACGAAGCAGGAGGCCGAGATCGGTGAGGACATCATCTTCGCGCTCTACGGCGAGAAGCTGCGCCACCCGGAGGCCGACGGCTACGCCAAGGTCCTGACCGAGATCTACGACGACGATCTGCACCGGGTGAACGCCGCCGGCGGCAAGGTGAAGCGGCGCGGCGACTATCGAGTCCCCCAGCCGACGGACGCGACGAAGGTCATGTCCGTCGGCTCCGACGAGTTCGTGGCCGACGTGGTGGAGTTTCTGGATCCAACTCGGATGTTCGACGAGGACGGCCTGCCTTTGACCGCAGAGACGCTCCCGAAGGTCGTGGCAGCCGTGCACAAGAACGTGACCACGGGGGGACTGCTCGACCAGCCGATGGGCGTCCTCGGGAAGCGTCACATGGACCCGCGCGTGTTCGCGTTCAAGGACGCTACGTCGTGGCTGGCTTATCAGCGGAAGTACGGCCACAACAACGTCTGGGGGATCATCACCAAGGACCTGGAGAGCCGCGCGCACGAGCTCGCGCAGCTCGAGGTGCTTGGCCCGAACCCGGAGATCGTGATGGATCGGCTCCGGGAGGTCGTGCGGGCGGATGCGGCGACGCGGCCCGACTCCATTGTGTCCGCGGCGCTGCGGCGCCACGGGTTCCGGGGCGCGAAGCCCGACGTCGCCGAGCGGCAGCTCAACCACCTGTGGGACGTCGTCTCGGGGCAGGGGAACATCCCCGGCAACGTCACGGCCGCCCAGGTCAGCAACGGCGCCCGTGCGCTGCTGATGTCGGCACAGCTCGGCTCGGCGACGCTGTCGTCGGTCACCGACCTGGCCACGATCCGCGCGACGTCGGCGTGGGTCGGGATGCCGACGACGCGGGTGCTGAAACGGATGCTCGACCTGGGAAGTCCGAGCGCGATCGGAGGCGAGGAGGCGCGGAAGTTTGCGGTGCGGCTGGGGCTGGGGGCTCAGAGTTGGGCCTCGCGCTTCTTCGCCTCCTCCCGTCTGACCGAGGAGCTGGGGCCGGGAATCTTCCCGAAGGCCTCGGAGGTCGTGATGCGGGCCTCGGGGCTGTCGGCCTGGACGGACTCGGGCCGTTGGGCCTTCGGCATGGAGTTCATGGGCTGGCTGGCCGACAACGGCGCCCGGTCCCTCGACGAGCTCGCGGCCGCCGGCGGCATGTCGCAGCGGCTGGCCGAGACGATGCAGCGATACGGCATCACCCCGGCCGACTGGGATCTGATCCGTCGTCTTCCGACCGAAGGGTTCGGCGGCGCCAACTACGTGACCATCGACGCCTTGCGCGCGGCGCCGGGCATGACCCGAGCCGAGCGCCAGACGCTGGTTTCCAAGCTGCTCGGAATGATCCACGCCGAGATGGACAACGCGGTGCCGACGCCGGGCCCGAGGGCCAGAGCGGCGCTGCTGCGGGGATCCCGGCCGGGGACTCTCGGCGGCGAGCTCGTGCGGGCGGTGGGGATGTACCGGAGCTTTCCGGTCACCTTCATGATGCAGCACCTCAACCGCGGCTGGGACAGCTTCCAGCACGGCGACCGCGGCCGGTATCTGGGCGCCCTGTTCATCCAGACCACGCTGATGGGCGCCGCGGCCTACCAGGCGAAGAACGTGGTGAAGGGTCGAGACCCGATCCCGATGGACACCGCGGGGTTCTGGGGGGCGGCGGCCCTGCAGGGCGGCGGCCTGGGGTTGTTCGGCGACTTCATCGCCGCCGGCGTCAACGCTCGCAACCGCTACGGCAACACCTTCCTGGCCACGGCGGCGGGCCCCATGGGCGCCTTCCTCGAGGACTCGGTCGCGGTGGTGCGCAGCGGCATCACGGGAGCGGTGGACGAGGACACGCCGGCCACCCGCGACGCGATCAACATCATGACGAGGTACGTGCCCGGCCAGTCGGTCTGGTACGCGCGCACGGCCCTGGATCGGGTGGCCTGGGACACGCTGCGCCAGTGGAGCGATCCGGTCTACGCGCGCAAGCGGGCTCGGCGCCAGGAGCAGTACTGGCAGAGAGAGATGGGGGTTGGGCAGTGGTGGCGCCCGGGAAGCGCCACCCCGAGCAGGTTGCCGGACTTCGGCAACGTGGTGAGCAGATGAGACAGACGATTCTGGCAGCGTTCCTGGCGCTGGTGATGACGACGGCCGCGGGAGCGGCCACCGACGCGACCCCTCCCTACGCGGACTACACCGCCACGACTTCGCAGACGGAGTTCAGCTTTCCACACGAGGTGCGCCAGGCCTCGGATCTGGACGTGCTGACCAGCTCCGACGGCACGACCTGGACGACCGAGACCTACGGGGTCGACTACACGCTGAGCGGCCTCGGGGACGATGACGGGGTGACGGTGACGTTCACGACGGCGCCCGGGTCCGGGGTTCGAGTACTCCTGCGCCGCGACAGCGCGATCGGCCGGATCACCGACTGGGCCTCGGGCGGGTTCTCGCTGGCGTCTCTGAACGCGGAGTTCGACCAGCTCACCCGCACCGACGAGGAGCTCGAGGACGGCCTGAACCGCTGCGTACGGGGGCCGACGACAAACGCCGACTTCGACGGCACACTGCCTCTCGATTGCGCGAACAAGTACTTGAAGGGCTCGGCCGATGGCGATGGCGTTACCTGCACCCCGGCCGCCGCCGGCGCCACGGCGGGGGACTCGGACGGCGGCACCTGGTCGACCGTCATCGACACGATCGAGCAGCGCTCGGGCACTACGGCCACCCGGCGGGCGGTCACGCCGGCAGAGGGGGAGTGCGGTTTCGACACCACCTATAGAGCCTATGCATGCGGCGACGGCTCCACGCCTGGCGGCGTCGATGTCTCTGGCTACCCCTTCTTCGACGTGAAGTTCTACGGCGCCACGGGCGACGGTGTGACCGACGACAACACGGCCGTCCAGGCAGCCCTGACCGCCGCGAAGGCCGCCGACGGAATCATGATCTTCCCTCCTGGCACATACAAGATTTCGACGGCCCTGGACCTGTCGGCGACGGCGGACAATGGGTTGCAAATATGGGGCATCGGGAAGCCGACTGTCCTGATGAGCGACCTCACCGAGCCGGTGGTGATTCTGGGTGCGCGCAACGTCATTGACGGCCTGACTCTCCGCTACGCCACCCGGCCCGGGGCCTCGGATCTGCGAGCGGTCGGTATTCAGCTTGGAACCCGCGATAGCGCGGTCGAGAGTACTCAGAGCACCGTTCGCAACGTGTCCATTGAGCGCACCTTCGTGGGTATACAGGCAGGCGCGAACGTCCCCGCCGGAGAGGCCGACACCATCTTCGGCTCCGGGTTCTCCAACACCTACGACAACGTCACGATCCGAGATTTCTACTACTCGGCGATCGTACTGAACCGAGCATCGAGCGGCGGCCTGGCCGGCGGCAACAATACCGGCGACTCTTGGTCGAACATCTACATCAACGGCAAGCAGTACGATTCGAGCACGCGGGTGAATCCGGCGGGCGATGTGGTCTACCTCCGCCAGCACGTCGGGTCAGTCTTCAACCAGCTCAACATTGAGAGTATCGGCGACACGACCGGCAGCCTCGCGTCGCCATCCTACACGGGTGCGTTGATCGACTTTGGGGCGGGGGGCGGTGAGACGAACAGCCTCGTCGTCAACTCCCTGCATGTCGAGGACGTCTACACGGCAGCCAGCGGTGGTGCCTTCTTCGAGATGGTGGACAATGCCGCGCTCGTGCTGAACGGCTTCATGCTGAACGGGAACGAGTGGGCTGTCGGTGGAGGGAACTTTTACAACCTCGTGCGGTTCTCCGGGGATCGCTCGAACGTGGTTGTTGACGGCCTGACGCTCCAGGGAAACACCCTCACGAGCGGCACGTTTCGCTATGCGGCGACGAACGGCAGCAAGGGCGACAACGAAGTCTGGGTCTTCGGCTATGCCCCCGGCGACGATGACACCGCGATACTCGTCGACAACACGTCAGGCTACACGACGAGCGATGGGCAGCCGCTGGTCAAGCAGATCAACGACACCAGGTACTACGGGGAGACCCACGGCCAGGGCACGTTCGCGCCGTTCCCGCACGGTACGCTGACACTCGACGCGAACGGCGTGATCGCCTTGGCCGGGGATGAGATGTTCACCAAGGTGGACACCTACTCCAGCGCCAGCACGGACAACCTTGATGGCATCTCGGAAACCCCCGCACCCGTCGACGGGCAAATTCTGATCCTGCGCACGGCCAGCTCCAGCCGCGACATCACAGTTCGCCCGCAGGTCAGCGTCAGCAACGCCGATTCGTTCTTTCTCGCTGGCGATGCTCCGGTCCCGCTAACCACGATAACCGACCGTCTCGTGCTCCAGTTCGAGAGTGACACGGGCCGGTGGGTAGAGATCGGGCGTCGGGTGGCGAGTCAGCACACCCGGCTCCAGTTCCGCAACACCGACGCGCTGACGGTCGCCTCCAACACGATCACCCCTACGGCGTCGCGCCACACTATCGACAACAGTGGCGGCACGGCGACCGTGAGCACCATCACCCCACCAGATACGAGCTACGATGGGGGATATTTCCTGATCCTGAGCACGAGCACCACGGGCAACGCGGTGACGATTGCCGACTACTCCAGCGGTTCCGATAACATTTACTCGGGTGCGAACTGTACGCTCGACAATACCGAAGACGTCTGGGTCGGAATGTATGGGGGCCTCAATCTTGGGTGGTGGGAGATCGCCTGCCAGGACAACAACTGATGGCGAACTTCGGCGAAGCCTTCGAAAGGACCATCGCGCACGAGACGTGGCGTTGGTCGAATCGCTCCACGGACGCCGGCGGGGAGACGTACGCGGGGTTCTCGCGGGTGCATCACCCTGATCTGCGGATCTGGTCGCTGATCGACGAGGCGAAGGAGGACTCCCGCTTCCCCGACAACCTCCGCTCCCCCGACTGGCAGGATCGCCTGACACCGCTCGTAATCGAGGCCTATCGGGATCGCTTCTGGGACCGCATCCGTGGCGATTCGATCCCGTCGCAGGTGTTGGCGAACGAGCTGTTCGACCAGGCGGTGAACCGCGGCGTGGAGCCGGCGGTCGAGGATCTGCAGCGCGCGCTCAACTACCACAGCGGCGCCGACGGGCACTGGAGAGGTGGCTGGTGGGCGCCGGTCGGCGTGGACGGTGTCGTAGGCGCCCGGGAGACGATCCCGGCGATCGCCAAGGCGATGCGCGGGCACAGGGAGCTCCAGGTCGTGGCCACCCACAAGAGCATCCGCGAGGCCGACCTGGTGACGCTCTCGGAGCGGCGGGTCACGGATCGCTCGAACGCCGGCGGCTGGACGAACCGCATCTGGGGGACCTGGCTGGGGGCGATGAGGGAAGAAGCGAGCCGATGAACGACACCTGGAAAACGATTGTCCTGACCGTGGCCCTCGCGTTCGGGGGCTTCTACGCGAAGACCGTCGGCGACACGACAGCCCGCATCGAGGCCATGGTCATCACCCAGAGCACACGAATCACCCGCACCGAGGACCGTGTGGCGATCCTGGAGCGCCAGCAGGACGTCGTCAACGCAACGCGCTTCACGACGATCCACGGCTATCAGATGGCCGAGATCATCAGCCAGCTTGCGGCCGAGGTGCACGATCTGCGGCGTTATCACGTCGCGAGCCAACCGCCCTTCAATCCGAGGGCGTACATGCCGCCGTATCTACAGAGCGAGCGGCCACCAGTGAGGAAATGACGATGAACCAGACGAAGAAGGCCAACAGTACGACCGCCGTCAAGGCGGCGATCATGGCGGCGGCAGCCGCTGCTCTCTCGCAATGGACGGGCTGGGACATGGCGACGGCGTCGCTCGTCTCCGCGGCTGTGGTGGGGGTGGTGCTCTGGTACATCCCGGACGACCTGGAGTTCCAGATCTTCGCTGCGATCGGTGAGCTGCTGTTCGGTGGTGGACAGCGCCGCCCGCCGGCTCTTGCGCTCCTGCTGGTTCTGCCCATGGTCGGGGCCTGCGCCTTCAACGTCCCGCTGAGGACCGAGCGGGTGACCGAGCAGCTCGACGCCGCCGGCAACGTGGTGATGGTGACCACCCAGCGGATGAACGTCGAGGGCTGGTTCTTCCAGCACCGGCCCTCCGACGTGACGCAGATGGACACGCTGAACGGCGTCAACGTGGGGGTCGAGGGGGCTGGGCTGCAGATCGGATCCGCCAGCCGCGCCAGCTTCCCCGGCTATGATGCGGAGACGGTGTTCCCGTCGGCCAGTCTGAACGCGAACGCCGGCGGCATCTTCGACCTGGGCGACGCCGACGTCGACAACACGATCGTCTTCGGCATGGAGGATGGCGACGACGGGAGCACGACCGATGCCCCGTAAGCGGGCAGGCTGGAGTCAGGCAAGGCGCCAAAGCGTGGGGATGCCTCGCCGCACGGTGCGGTCGGCGGGCATCCAGAGGGTGTCGAAGCGGTACTGCGCGCAGCGGGCAAGTTCGGCGGCCAGGTCGGTCGCTGCCCCCAACACCTCGCCGTCGGGGGGCGGGTACGCGCGGAGGTGTACGGGGTCCACCGGCTCGCCGAGCAGGCGATGGCTGCCGGGGGCCTCGGAACGGTCGGGCAGTAGGTCGCACTGGCCGATGATTTCGACGGGCGGCGCCCGGTGCTCTCGCCAGTATGCCTCGAACGCCTCCCGGCGCGTGATGCGCGGGGGAGCCTCCGGCCGACCTCCAGGAATCCAGTCGTAGACATCGAAGTAGCCGTGCAATGGGCGCCCTCTGTCACGGGGGATGTCGTCGTAGTGCATCAGGCGCCGGTCGCGCGCCTCGCTCACCGCAAAGCGCCGGGTCGGGTTCTCCATGTGCGCAAGGTGCAGGAAATCCGCACCGACGCGCCCGACCAGGCGGTACTCGCGGCGGCTAGGAGACGGATCGCGGGTGTCGGAAAGCATGGTCGCTACTCTGCCCGATGGCATCGGTCTCCTGCAACCCCCCGGCGATCACGCGGAGCGCCGGGCGCCCAGTGGCCGGCTCTCGGTTGATCGGCAGGCCCGCATCGGGAGTGATCCGGCGCGCCTCCTGCGTGTAGGCGTAGTACTTGCGCAGCATGGTGGCCTGGTCGTGGCCGCAGTAGCGGGCCGCGTCAGGGATCTGCATGTTCCCGCTGTTGAGCTGGTGGGCGATGAAGGTGTGACGGGTGCAGCGCAGCGGGCGGTCGGCGACCTTGCCGGCGAGGTCGCGCATCACGGCCCGATGCTGGCGGTTGGAGAAATTGTGCTCATCCAGCGGCGCCCCGGTCGGTCCCCGAAACACGAAGTCGAGATCGGCCAGTGGGCCGTTCGCCGGCGCCTCCCACGACCAGGTCGGATCCGGCGTGCGTCGCCGTAGGCTCCGCAACTCCTCGAGGACATCCCCGGCCAGGCGGATCGTTCGCAGGGATTGCGCCGTCTTGCCAGGGCTTATGTGGGCGCCGGCGCCGGCGCCATCGCGGGACCGCGTGATGGCGCAGACCCCTGTCTCGAGGTCGAGATCATCCCAGACCAGTCCGAGGGCCTCGGTGACGCGGCAACCGGTCCCGAGGAGGAACGTCACGTAGGGAACCGCCCAGGGGAAGCGCTCCTGGTAGGTGTCGAGGACAAGCCCCGCTTCGGTCGGAGTCCAGGGCCCCATGCGCTCGGTGCGGTCGCGGCCGAGGTTGCTGGTGCGGAGTTTGCGGGCGGCTGTGACTCGGTTGTAGGTCTCGATCGAGCAGTCGCCGTCGTTGCAGGCGTCGCGGATCATGGCCTGGAGGGTGTTCAGGGTCTTGCGGGTGGTCTCGTTGGAGAGCCCGGCGTCGCGGCACTGGCGCCGGATCTCGCGGACGTGCTCGTCGCCGAGCTCGTCGAGATCCAGGTCACCGATGATGTGCATCGCGCGCTGCAGGCGGCTCCTCCTCTGCCTCTCCTCGCGCGGTGTGACTTCCCGCTCCCCACTGCCTGACCCCCAGTGCGCGACATAGTCGCGCGTCCGCATAGGTGAAGTACGTGGCCTTACGCACAGGTCGGTCAATGCCAGTGGCTTAAATTTTCCTGAAGGGCGTCGCGGTTACGCCCCCGGCTGCCGCGGGTCGGACGAAACTTTTTGTCGCGCGCCTGTTGACCTTCCGTCGGCGAGTCGGCTAGAACATCCGCCGTGATCTGCGCAACCAAAACGGTTGCTGCCAGGGGTCACGGTGCGCTCGAGCTGAGCATCGGCCTTACAAGCCGAGGGTCGCGTGTTCGAGCCACGCACCGCCCACCATTTGGCAGCCAGCAAAAACAGGCACTTAGCCAAAGCCCCCGAATGGGCCATCCGGAGACGGATGCGCCCGGGGTCGCCCGGCTGCCCGCGCCGCGCAGATCACACTCCGTAGCGGCGCCGGGCGGCTCCCTTTCGGGAATCGCCTCCCGAACCACCACCACCGACTTTTTTCTGTTCGCCCCCCTGGTGAGGCTTCCCCGCTTGGGGGGATTGCCCATCTGCGCCGTTGTGGGGGCCGGAGTCTCAACGACCGGAGATGAGCATGGAACGACGACGACCGCCCCGCTTGGGCTTACTGGCGGCGATGGCCGCGATGATGCACGGGCCATCCTTCGCCTCGGCAACGGCGACTCGACGAGACCCCGACGAGGGCGCCGCCGCGTCCCGGGTGAGGCGCCGTCGCAAGCGGGCGCACCCGCGGGGTGGGAGTCGGCTCGGTCCTATCGACCCCCGCGTGCCGACCGGCAAGCGGATCACGCCCTGGATGAAGGCCCGCTTCGACGTGGGCGAGATCGGCGAGCGCACCGCCGCGTGGATGTCGCGGCGGCCGCTGGCCTGACCCCCCTCGGCGGCCCGTTGGGGGCTGCTGCAACCACAGGAGGCCCAAATGGGCGGACTCACGATCAACGACATTGCGCGGGTAGCGCACGAAGCGAACGCGGCGCTGTGCCGAGCCTTCGGGGACGACTCGCAGCCGAGTTGGGAGGATGCCCCGGAGTGGCAGCGGTCGAGCGCCATCAACGGCGTGCGGCTTCACCTGATCGGCGACCACGGCCCGGAGGCGTCGCACGAGAGCTGGATGGCCGAGAAGGTCGAGGCGGGCTGGACCTACGGCGAAACGAAAGACCCCGAGGCGAAGACGCACCCCTGCATGGTGCCGTTCTCCGAGCTCCCGCCGGAGCAGCAGGCCAAGGACCACGTCTTTCGAGCCGTGGTGCACGCGCTCAAGTAGGCGGCCCCGAGCCGCCACAGACTCCCAGCCCTGCGTCAGCGGCAAGGAAGCCGTGCGGTGCAGAGGTGGTCGAGACCGCGCCCGCGACCGCGGCCGGCCGAGCGCCGGCAGAGATGGGCCAGGGCTGGGAACCCCATCGACCCCCTGCGGCGTGGCGACGCCACCAGGGTTGTGGCCGAAGGACTGCCGGTGCTGGCGAGGGGACGACGCGCCCCGACGAGAGCACCGGAGCCCGTCTCGGACGGTGCCGGGCTGAGGAATCCGGCCAGGGGGTCGACCCCATCCCCCACCTGACGCCGGCAATTCCGTCGGCTGCCCGCGAGCCCCGAACCTCGCTGGCGGGTGGGGGTCCTTCGACCGACTCGCATCGGTCGTGGCCAGGTCCTCGACCCCTCGGACCTGGCCACCGTCGGGCGCCGATCGTGTCCAGTTTCTTCCCAGGCTGGCCGATCGGGAGGCGCCGATCCGCAGGCACGCACCGAGCCCCCTTCCCCCCGGGCCGCAGCGTGTCCGGCGCCTCAGCCCGTCCCCTTTCAGCATCGCGGCGGCGAGTTTCCTCCTCCTCTCGCCAGATCGCCGCGAGAGCGGCCGGCGCAGCCGTGGGGTTGGCTGCGCCGGCCCACCAACCCGCACAGCAGGAGGCACCATGCTGCAGCGACTGACGACGATCACGTTCTGGGCGATGGCCTTGCCCGTCTGTTTCTGGGTTCTGCGATGACACAGCTCGGACTGCTCGATGGAAGCGCTGCCCTGGCGCGACGCACGGATCCGTCCACGAGCCGGAAGGCTGCGGCGAAGGTCGCGAAGTCCGGCGAGCTGAGCGCGCAGCGTCTGAAGACTCTCGAGAAGCTGGTCGCGATGACGGACCACGGCGGGGAGCCTCCGACGTCCGCGGAGATGGGAGCCGGCAACCAGGTGGACCGCTACCTGTACGCCCGGCGCCTTCCGGATCTGGCCAGAGCCGTCCCGCCGCTGGTGGAGCGCCTGCCGTCGCGGGTCTGCGGGCTGACGAAGAACCCGGCCACGACCTGGTCGCCGACGGCCGCCGGCCGCGAGGCGGTGCGCAGGGCGAGGGGGCGGTCGTGAGCCTCCCATCACTTCTCCTGTGGCTCGGCGGCTTCCTCATCGGCTTCTCCGTCTGCAGCATTGCCGTCTGCGGGTGCCCCGCGTGATCGGCGGCCAGCCTCTCGGACCGAAACTCCGGCCGTCGCCCCGCGGCGACGAGCTGTTTCTTCTGGTGGACGAAGACCTGTTTGCTCAATCGCCAGAGAGCGTGGTCGAGACCCTGCGCTTCCTCGAACTGCAGCCGGTTGCGACATACTTCGACGTGCCGCGTCTTGCGAACCTGCATCTGATGCGGGCGTACGGCGGGCAACGCTTCACCTGGACGGATGCCGGATGGCCAACTTACAGCCTGGACGCCGTCGGCGATCTGCTCTTCATGTATCCGACCCCGACGTGGGTAAGCAGCGCTGAGTGGTCGGAGGATCACACAAAGCCCGTCGTCTCTCCGTTCATTGGGATCGCCGATTTCGACAGGAGCGCCTTTCGCGTCGGCGTCGCCCTGGCCTGTGTCGGCCTTCCTCTCACCGCAGTCGCCATCGGCTGCCTGATCCTCGGAGGTCTCTGATGAAGCCACCCAAGCGAACGGGGGAGGCGTGCGCGCCGAACCTTCGGAACAACGCCGTCCGGCGCCGTCGCGCCCGGCGCCTCGCCGAAGCGGCCTCGAAATTGTCGCCGCAGCTCGAGAGCGGGCGCGCGAAAGACTTCTACGGCGCGATCTACGCCTACGAGATCCGCAAGAACCGCAAAGCCGGCGGCTACCATCGCGCCGGCCTGATCCGGCTCTCCTGAGCCTTGGAGGACACGATGGAAGCAGAGGAACCGATCGAGGAGCCGGTACGGCTCGAAACCATAGCGGCCGGCAGCGCCTCGGAGCTGTTCGACATCTCCCTGGAGAAGGTGCTGGCCAACATCGCCGACCCGAACACGGAAGCGGAGTCGAAGCGGACGATCACCGTCAAGGTGGTGTTCCGTCCGACGAAAATGCGGGAGTCGGCGGAGGTCACAGTGGAGGTGACCGAGAAGCTGGCGCCGCTCAAGCCCCAGGACGCCCTGCTGTTCGTGGGTCGTAGCCGCGGGCGCCACGTCGCGGTCGAGCACGACCCCCGACAGACCCGGATGTTCAACGACGAAGAGAAGCCCGGACTCGTGTCCGTGCCCAGCCACAAGGAAAGCAAGTGATGGAAGGAGAAGCGATCCGCAGAATCTTGGAGGCAGCACGCTCGCCGGTCGAGCACGTCTGTCACGGCAAGAACTACCTGACGATCCCGGAGGCCGATGGCGGATACCGGCTGGAGGCCATGCCATCCAAGGAATCGAGCCCCGATCCGCTCGAGGTGGCCACGCTCACCGGCCTGGTCGACTACCTCGACGCCAACAAGGACGATCTCTTCCTCCCCCACCTGCTCGTCCACGTCGTCGACGCCGGCAAGGTCGAGATCCGCTCGCGTCTCGAAAGCAGCTTCCAGCAGCGGTTTACCTACCTGACGGCTCAGGCCAGCGCGATCGGGCTCTCGTTCCCCTTCGGCCAGTTCCTGGACGTCGAGACGTTCCTCGTGCAGCTCCAGTCGCTTTTCGTCGAGACCGAGCAGCGCCAGAGCATCGTCAAGCTGCTGGCGAACCTGAAGGACGACCAGGTGCGCACGTTCGCGGACGACGGGATCTCCCAGAGCGTCACCGCGAAGATCGGGGTGGCCACGGTGGGCGAGGCCAAGGTGCCGAATCCGGTGTGCCTCCAGCCCTACCGGACGTTCCGCGAGATCGACCAGCCGGCCTCCGACTTCGTCTTCCGGCTGCGCAAGGGCGACACCGGGCCCCTGGCGGCGCTCTTCGAGGCCGACGGCGGCGCCTGGAAGCTGACGGCCATCGAGGAGATCGCCCAGTTCCTGGGCAAGCGTCTGGAGCAGCACGACCCGGACATCGCGATCCTGGCCTGATGGAGATCTCCCGCACCGATCTGCGCGCCCATCGGCGCACGCTCGTGGAGGCCCGCAAGGCGCTCTCTGCGGCGATCGACATGCTCGATGCGGTGCTGGAGTCCGAGGGTCCGACTCGCGGGAAGATCCTGGCCGAGGCGGTCCTGACGGCGGCCGAGGACGTGATCGCCCACCCGATGACGCGGGAGGCGATCACGTCCGGGAAGTCCCGGGAGGCGAGGCAGTGGCGCCGCGCTGCGATCCACGCCGCGGCCGGGCTCGGCGCCGAGCAGACGGAGATCGCCCGCGAGCTCGGCGTGGATCGTCGTTCGGTGATCTCGGCGCTGCAGGCCGGCGCCGACGAGCAGCTCGTGGCGGCGATCCGGGAGCTGGCCTCCCGGCGCCTGGACGAGCTCCAGCAGGCCGCGTGAAGCGGGAGGCGTTCCTTCGATGCTGTCCATGCTTCGCCTGCGGGCGTCCGAGTACCGACGACCAGCGCACCGAGCCGCATCACTGGCCGACCAGGGGCAGCGGGCGATCGCACCCGCGCAAGACGCTGCCGCTGTGCTTCTTCTGTCACACCGGCAGCGACGTCGCCTTTCATGTCCTGGGGGTCGAGAGCTTCCAGGAGTACTTCGGGTTCCAGATCGGGCCCGCGATGGAGTTCATCCATGAACTGTACGACCGCATCGGCGCCGAAGAGTGGGCCGACAACGAGCGCGAGCGCGCCCGCTTTGCCGGTGCCTGCGGCATTTCAGCCTGGTGGACAGGCATGCCCCGGCGTCCCTACACCGAGTTCGGTTTCTGAGCTGCAGCGCTCGATCGAGCTGGGGGTGCTGGGGCTGATCGACGCGTACGGGATCGGCAGCCGGATCGCGCCGTCCTGCATGGAGGATCTGCGCCGGGATCTCGTGCACGCGATCTACGGCACCACCCAGGAGGAGTTCGATGCCGAGGGCCTGGACTGACCGCGAGGGACAGGAGCAGCGGGCGCTGCTGACCTGGGCTCGCAGCCATCGGCTGCCAGAGGTCCGCGGCGCCTTCGGTCTGGCCAAGACGCCGCACGTCGCCGATTTCCTGATCCACATCCCCAACGAGCGGCACTGCTCGCCGCGGGCGGGTGGGCGCCTGAAGGCTCTGGGCGTGCGGGCCGGGGTCTCGGACCTGCTCTTCGCGCTGCCGTGGTTCGGCTCGCCAGGCCTGTGGGTCGAGATGAAGGCCGCGACGGGGGGCACTGTGTCCGAGAAGCAGCGCCAGTGGCTCGGGCAGATGCAGTCGGTCGGATACCAGGCCGTCGTCGCTCGGGGCTGGCAGGAGGGCAAGGACGCGATCCTGGCCTATCTGCGATTGGAGCTGGTCGGATCGTGAGTCGGCGGAACAACAAGCCCTGGACGAAGCTGTCGTCGCGGATCCTGGACGATCGGGCGCTGTGGCGCCTGGAAGCGGCGCACGAGCGCATCTACTGGCGCCTGTACGCCCTGTGCGGCCGCGACGGTGTCGGCGACGAGCTGCGGCTGTCTGCGGCCGACGTGGCCTGGACCCTGCGCCTGGACGAGGAAGAGCTCCAGGCAGCGCTCGAGGAACTGAGCGGGGCAGGGTTGCTGGAGGTCGGCGAGGGCGCGATGCGCCTGGTGCGCTACGAGGAAGAGCAGCGTGCGGCGACGGCTGCGGAGCGGCAGAAGCGGAGTCGAGCGTCACGCTCCGAGTCACAGCCCGGTCACGGTGTCGTCACGAAAGGTGTCACGGATCGTGACAACGGCAGTCACGCACCGCCGAGGCGGGAGGTCACGGGCGCCTCCCCCCAGAGTAGAGTAGAGCAGAGTAAACCAGACGCGCGCGCGAGAGGCGCCGACGCCGCCGAAAGCGCGATCCGGATCATCTTCTCGAAGGTGAACTGCTCCTACGACGCCCAGGCCGACGTGCGGAACCTGGACGAGGTCGCGGCCAAGCTCGTGGTGCTCGTCGGCGGCTGGCCGGCCGTGAAAAAGCGCTACGCGCAGAGCCCCGACAAGCTCGAAAACAAGCTCCTGGGGCTGTTCGCGCGCGCGACCCACCTGGTGCGCCAGGATCGCGAGGAGCGGAGGAAAGCCGGATGAAGAAGCGCGTCGCACGGAACCCGTACGATGTCGGCCTCACCGGCTACCAGACCCAGGTCGCCGATCGTGCAGAGCGCCAGCTTCTCATCGAGTGCGACCCCCGAGTGCAGTTCGAGGAGCTGCGGCGCTCAAAGATCCTGCGCCCGGAGCAGCGGCTGTGGGCGGCCGTCCTGGACGAGGCGATCGCCGACTACCAGCGCGCCAGGCCGCCCGGGGATCGGGGCATGCGCACGGCGGTGGAGCGTGCGGGGTCTATCTCGGCCTGGATCGCCAGCACGGAGGACTACCCGGGGTCCTTCGAGTTCTGCTGTCAGGCGCTGGGGCTGGACCCGGAGTATCTGCGCCGGGGGTTGCAGGCCCGCGGCCCGGTCGTCGAGCACAGCCCTCGCCGCCGTCGTGCGCGGATCTTCGCGCTCGGGACCCGTCGCCAGGGCCCGGCGGCTAAGCCCGAGCCGAAGCCCGAGCCGCAGGCGACCACACCGGCGGAGCGAAAGAGGCGGTCGCTGGCCGCCGAGCTCCGGCGGCTGCGCGAGGGGATGGGCTGGTCGCAGGCCACGGTGGCGGACCGCTTCGGCCTGACCCAGATGCAGATCTCGCGCTGGGAGAACGGCCAGACGCGGCCACCACAGCGGCTACTCGATGCGCTGCGCATCCGCTCGCGGCGCCTGGACCTCGGATGGTCGCAGTCGCAGCTTGCCGACCACATCGGCACTACCCGGTCAGCCGTCTCGCTCTGGGAGCGGGGCAAGCGAAAGGCCCCCTCGGGAGCTGTGGCCGGCGTCATGGCCGCGGCCGTGAAGGCCGAACGAACGGAGGCACGATGAAAGACCAACCGAACACCCTGAAACCGGATCCGCACCAGATGCTGATCGCGCTCCGCAACCAGCGCCAGGATCTCCGGGATCGCGTGGATACGCTGGGGCACGAGAACGCCGACCTGCGCGCCCAGGTAGAGGCTCAGCAACAGCTCCTCGACGAGATTTTCGTCGCTGTAGGCCCTCACGGCACGGCAACAACGGTGGTGGAGCGCATCACCGACCTGCGCGCCAAGCTGGCCGAGGCCGAGTCGAAGCTGACCAGGGCGGAGTCCCGGGTGCGACAAGCGAGGATCATCGCCCGGACTCTGCGTGGCGACGACCTTGCCATGTGCAACAGCGTGAGCGCCCTCCTCGCCACCCTGGACGCCGAGCCGACCCCTGGGCCTGGTACACTGCAAGCCCGAGTCACAGCATGGGCGCGAGCGACGTTCCCAGACTCGACGGACCACGGCCGGTTGACACACCTCGCTCGCGAAGTGGCCGAATTACAGGACGATCCGTCCGCAGCCGACGAGATGGCCGACGTGGCCTTGATTCTCTTGCACCACGCGAGCGCGCACAGCGTCGACCTGCTTGATGCATGCGAGCGGAAGTTCGCGGTGGTGCAGAATCGAGAGTGGGGCCAGCCGGACGCCGAGGGCGTTGTCGAGCATGTCCGGGACCGAGCCGGGCGAGGGGGAGGCGTTCTGTGACTTCCTGGAGCGCACCGACCGGGAAATCGAGCTGAGGTCATTTAGGGAGTCCGCCGACGCGGGCGAGGAGGAAGGTGAGATGACTCCTTTTCAGAAGGTAGTTCCTTACAGCAAGACCGCCGACGCGGGCAAGGAGCCTTCGTCGTGAGCCGCTCTGCTGCGCTCCATGGCGCTGACACTGGAAGCCGAGGAGCCCCGCCGATGAGCGCGCCGAAGGATGGCGGCAAATGCACCGTGTGCGACGGCCTCGGTCTGGTGCGCTTTCGTGAGGGCTGGACGTGGCGGTGTTCGCGCTGCGGCGGCACAGGGAGGAAGGGATGAAGACTGACACACTGGAAGGCCGCGAGCGGGACGCGGCGGTGGCGAGGGCGCTGGGGTGGGACGTGCGCGAGAACGCAGGCAACCGTGGCGAAGACGTGTGGGTGCAGCAAACGCCCGTGGAGCCGTGGTGGGATTGCCCCGCCTTCTCCACCGACCTGAACGCCTGCGACCGCTGGATCTGGCCGGACTGCCGGCGGCGGGGGTGGGAAGTACAAGTGAACCTCGGGGGCGATTCTGTGGCGTCCTGCATGATCCTCGACGAGACAGGGGACGGGTGGGACACGCATACGGAAGCGGAAAGCGACCACCCCGCCACCGCCCTGTGCCGCGCCTACGTCCTGGCCGTGGGGGTTACCCGATGAGCATGTACCCGCACGAGCACGAGGCCCACAACGCCACGCACTACCCCGGCACGCGCCAACTCTGCGTCCGGTGCGACGACCCCACGGGGCGGTGCGAGGAAGACTCGATCTACGTCGACGACGAGGGGCCGCTGTGCCCGGACTGCGCCGAGGCCGCGGAGGAAACGAAGTGAGCGATCGGAGGTACATCCGACAGTGAAGACGACGAGGTGGCGCCTGCACGCCCTCATGGCCCGCCGCGGCTACGTTCACGTCGCGGTCGCGGAGCAACGCAACAATCAGCCCGAGGCCAGCTAGCCTGTCGGCGTGGCCGGAGTTCCCCCAGAACTGGACGCAGACCTCGAGCGGCGGCTCAAGAAGCTGACCGCCAAGGAGCGGACTTTCGTCTGGATTCTAGCGATGGAGGGCAACGCATCCCGTGCGCGATTGCGGGCCGGGTACGCCGACCAGGGCACCCCTGCGAAGAACGCGTGGGCGGCCTGGAAGCTAAAACAGAAGCCTCACATCGCCGAAGTCCTCGACGACGTGCGTCAAGCCCACCTGAGCACGATGCAGGTGGACGCCCACCGGATCTTCCAGGAGCTGAGCTACATCGCGTTCGCGGATCTGACGGACCTGGTCGACGAGGACGGTCACCTGCTCCGCGGCGATCCCCGTCAGCTTCCGCCGGAGGTCCGTCGTTCGATCCGGGAGATCGTGCAGGACGTCCGCTACACGCGGACGACGAAGGAGACCGACGAGGCCGGCGAGGAGGTCAGGGTCGAGGTCGAGGTGGTTCGAACGAAGGTGAAGCTGGAGCCGAAGACGCCGGCGATCAAGATGCTCGGCCAGGGCCTGCTGCAGGCGCTGACCGACATCGCCAAGCCCCCCGAGAACACGGTCGAGGACCCGGACGACATGGAGGAGCACGAGCTTGTCGCTGTCGCCCAGCGTGGCCGCTGAGCATCTCCTGATGCGCCGGAAGGCGCGCCAGGAGCAGGGCGGGCTGATTCCGTACGCCCAGTACACGATGCCTGGCCCAAACGGCGAGTTGACCGAGTACCGGCCGGGGCGCCTGCACGAAGTCGCCGCGGAGAAGCTGGAGTCGGTGCTATCCGGGGAGACGCGGCGTCTCCTCATCAAGATGCCGCCGCGCCGGGGGAAGTCGGAGCTGACGACGAAGCGGTTCGCGACCTGGGTCATGGGGCAGCGGCCGTGGTGGCACATCATGCTGGCGAGCTACGGCGGCGAGCTTGCGACGGACTTCTCCTACGAGGCGCGGGAGATCGTGCGCAGCCGTCGGTTCCAGCGTGTGTTCCCTGGGCTGGAGCTGGTGCAGGACAGTCGGCGCCGCGAGCTGTGGCGCATCCTGGCCGAGGGCGAGTCGAAGCAGGGCCAGTTCCTCGCCGCCGGCGTGACCGGCCGGCACACCGGCTACGGTGCGAACCTCTTCATCATCGACGATCCGATCAAGACGGCCGAGGAGGCTCTGTCTCAGACCTACCGGCAGAAGGTGTGGAGTTGGTATCTGTCGGTCGCTCGCACGCGCCTGATGCACTGCTCTCGCACGGATCACCGTGGCGCGATCGTGCTGGCGTACACGCAGTGGCACGAGGACGACCTCGGCGGCCGGCTGCTGGACCGGATGGTCAACGCGGAGGGCGAGCACTGGGAGGTCCTGCACATCCGCGAGGAGTGGGATGCGAAGCCGTGCATCTGCTGCGGCAAGCAGCCCGAGGATCCGCTCGAGCGCGAGCTCGGCGAGCTGGCCTGGGAGGAGCGCTACGACCGGCAGGATCTCGAGGAGACGAAGGCGGCTCTCAAGGACCAGGGCGAGTGGTGGTATCAGGCGCTCTACCAGGGGAATCCGATCCCCGAGGGAGGCAACGTGTTCAAGAAAGAGTGGGTCGACGCGGCCTGGTACGACCCGGGCGAGCTCCCTCGCGGCCTGCACTACTACGCGGCCAGCGACTACGCGGTGAGCGAGGAGGACGGCAGCAGCGACAACGACTACACGGTGCACGTCGTGGCCGGCCTGGATCGGGACAACGTGCTTTGGCTGGTGGATCTGTGGCGCGAGCGCAGCGCCTCGGACGTCTGGGTCCAGTCCGCGGTGGATCTGATGCTGAGCCGTCGGCCGATGCGCTGGTACGAGGAGGCCGGCCAGATCAACAAGGGTGTGGGGCCCTGGCTCGTCAAGGAGATGCGCCGGCGCCGGGCGGTTTGCGTGCGCGAGCAGATGACATCGGCGGTGAACAAGCGCGTCCGGGCGGCGACGATGGAGGCGATGCTGTCCAGCGGCCAGCTTCGCTTTCCACGTCGCGCGCCCTGGGCGCCTGAGCTGGAGCAGGAGCTGCTCCGATTCCCGAAGGGGACGCACGACGACCAGGTCGATGCGCTGAGTCTGCTGTGCAGAGGTTTCGATGAGATGGTGGCACCGACTACGACCCCGCTTCCGACGACGGCCGAAGGGCTTACTCGCACGATCGGCTGACCAGGGGGTGTTCCCGCCTGGCGAGGGCTGGACCTGGGTCGATCTGTACGTCGTGTTCTACGACCCGCCGACGCACAGTGTGCGGGCTCCCTGGTGGCTGCGTCTGACGACACGGCCCGGGTGGCGGCACTGCGTCACGGTGGAGGACCAGGGGCCGGTCTGGCTGACCGAGAGCATTCGGGACAGCGGTGTGGACCGCATGGTGTCGCCGAGATCTCCGATCCCGGCGTTCGTGCGGCTAGGGGCGAAGGTGGTCCGGGTGACGGGTTGGAAGGCGCCCGGGTTCCGCGCCCGCGGTGTCACGACCTGCGTCAGCTTCACGAAGCTCCAGATCGGTATGACGGGCGCGGTGCTTACGGTCAGGCCTGAAACATTGTACCGGCGACTCGTGGCGGATGGTCACCAGGTCATGGAGGGCCGGAGCAATGCGAGATCCTGACAAGCTGGCGAGGATGACGGGGCGGCACCGGCTGCCGTGCATCGCGCTTTCGACTCTGGCGACGATTGCCTCGGTGACGAGCGCGGTCGCCGGCGTCGCTGGCACGGTCGTCGGGCTGACGACGAAGCCGAGCGGCGGCGGCAAGGACGAGACCAACGAGACCCGGAATCAGCGCCTGGAGGGCCTGGACCGTCGTCGCCGCATGGCTCGGGCCACGGCGCAGCGCTCCACCTCCCTCGGCGCCGGTGGCGGTGGACCGAGCCGCACGCTCGGAGCGGCGGCATGAAGCGCCGCGGTTTTCTGCGGCTCCTCCTCGCGGCTCCGGCCGCTCTGGCGCTCGCGCCACGTCTGGCGAGTGCCGCTCCGGCGCCGCCGACGCCGGCCGGCCGGGATGAGCTCACCTTCGAGAAGGTCGAAGAGATGCGCAGGATGGTTCGTGACGATCGGACGATCCTGGACTCCCGGCGGTGGAACCCCCCGCTGTACCTCAACGACGCGCAGACGGCACAGCTTCGCGAGGAGCACGCCAGGCGACTGGCTGAGGGCTTCCAGCGGCGCATGGACCAGCAGGTTCTGGAGGCGTTGAGCTGATGCAGCGTCACCTTTCCGTCAGCCCGCAGCCGAGGCGGATGTCGGAGGAGGCGCTGCAGCGTTTCTCGCCGTTCCAGCCCTCGGGTCTCCACATGATGCCGATTCGTTCCGGCCAGCGGCATCTGGATCTCGATACGGCCTTCGGTGAGCTTGCCGAGGCCGAATCCGAGCAGAAGCACATCCTGTCCACCTGGCAGGACATCGTCCGCTACGTGATGCCGGGGCGGCGCCAGTTCTTCCGGGACGGTGCCACCATGGAGCCGGAGGACTTCGAGCGAGCTGACAGCGATCCGATTCAGGCGGCCCGAGAGGGAGCCGGCACGATCGTGCAGGCGATGCTTCCGGCCGAGCGGGACTGGTACGACCTGGTCGCCGGTCCCGATCTCGAGGAGGAGCTGGGCGACGACGTCCAGGCCTGGAACGAGGGACTGGAGCGCTGGAGGGATCGGCAGTTCGCTGAGCTGCTGATGGCGGGTTTCCCGCAGGCCGCCCACGAGATGGCCCTCGATCTGCTCATGGGCACCGGCGCCATGCTGGTGCTGCCGGGCGACTTCATGCGTCCGCTGCGGATCGAGACTGTGCCGATCGCCGGGGTGTTTCCGGTGGCCGGCCCGACGGGCGAGGTGGAGACCGTCTACCGCAAGCCGCGCGTGCGGCCGATGAACATCAAGCGCAACTGGCCGCGGGCGAAGCTGACGGACAAGCTGGCCAAGGCGGCGCGGGAGCGTGCCACCGAGCGCGTGGATCTGGTCGAGGGCGTGGTCTACATGCCCGAGACCTACGACTACGTCCGGTTCGTGGCCGAGGCCGAGAGCCGCGAGATTCTCGACGCCGAGACTCTGCGAACCTCGCCCTGGATCGTGGCCCGCTTCATGCGCCGATCGGGCGAGGCGCTGGGTTGGGGGCCGCTGATGGAGGTCGTCGACGACGTCCGCGTCCTCAACGACATGACGCGGACGGAGCTGCGAGCGAATAAGATCAACGCCGAGCCGCCGCTGAGCGTGGACATGACACGCGCCGGCGCCATGGTCGGCCAGTCCATCGCGTACCGCCCGCGCGCCATCAACTACACGACCGGCCCGAGCGCGATCGAGCCCATGAACGTGGGCGTCCGCCCGGAGTTCGCGCAGATCTCTGCCGAGCAGCGGCGCTCGTCGGTGCGCCGGGCATGCCTGGCCGACGACCCCTTCCCGCAGGCCGAGACGGCGGGGCAACGCACGGCTGAGGAGTACCGTCTCCGGGCCCAGATGAAGCTGCTCCGCGCCGGCGCCGAGATCGGGCGGCTCCACAACGAGTGGTTCAAGCGCGTTCTGGTGCGTTCGGCCGACGTCCTGTCCAGCTTCGGTCCTGCGGTTTTCCCGGCCATTCCGGTCGGGAACCGGAAGATCGCCATCAAGTACCGCGGCCCGCTGATGCAGGCGCACATGCAGGGGCAGGCGCTCGAGACGGTCGAGGCTCTGGAGCTGGCCCGTCGGGCGGCGGGTCCCGAGGAGGTCGCGCTGCAGACGGACTCCGGCGAGATCGTCCGGGACGTGATGCAGCAGATGGGCGCCTCGCCCACGCACCTGGCCGACGAGCGCGAGGTGGCGGCGAAGCGCCAGGCGATGGCCCAGATGGCGACGCAAGGCTGAGATGGCGAAGAAGAAGAGCACGACGAAGAAAGCCCCCGTCCCGCACACGGCTCCGAAGGTCCCGTTCTGCCGAGATTGCATTCACCGCACCGCGACGCGCATGCCGACGTCGCACCAGCGCTGTGCGGTCATGCCGCTGGACCCCGAGGGCCTGGTGACGGGCAACCCGACGCTGACGTTGACGTGTCTCGAAGCGCGCGCGGATCAGAATCGGTGCGGGGAGTCTGGGGCCTACTTCGAGCCCCGCCCAGGAGCCGCAGCAGTGAGGCGTCTGGCTCTGCCGCTGCTGATCGGGATGCTGTTGGCCGGGCCAGCCGCGGCCGACGACCTGGCGATCCGCGAGCTCACCGCCCGCCGCACCGCTACCGATTCCGAGACGTTGATGGTCGTGCAGCAGCCGCGCTGGCGCCCCGGGGAGGCCGCCAGTCGCGGCCGCGTTCCGGCTGTGCAGCAGTATTCGGTCTGGGACGCCATCCGGGACTTCCTCGAGGCCGAGTCGATCGACGTCGCTCTGCGCCTCGGCGAGGACGGCGCGATCGACTACACCGACGGCAACGTGCTGCGTGCCGACGGCGACAGTTTCGAGACCGGCCGGCTCGGGACCGATGACGTCGACGAGGAGACGAACCTCTACTACACGCAGGCCCGCGCCGACGCGCGGGTCCAGGCGGCGATCAACGATGCGGGCCAGGCGACCGACGAGCTGTGGTCGAGCGACAAGATCGCCACCGAGGTTGCTGGCGCTGGCGCCTCGGAGCTGGCCGACCTGTCGGACGTGACCGGGACCACGGGCTCCGGATCGACGGTGGTGCTGGCGGACTCCCCGACGCTGACGACGCCGATCGTGGGCGACTTCACGAGCGCCACGCACGACCACGCCGACGGCGCTGGCGGCGGCCAACTCAACCCCGCCTCGGCCTTGTCGGGTGCGGTGCCGGTCCACAAGGGTGGCACCAACCGAACCACGATCACTTCGCACACCGTCCTTGTCGGCAACGCGGCATCGACCGTGGCCCTGGTTGGTCCAGGCGCCAGCGGCGAGGTGCTCAAGGGCAACACGGGTTCGGCCCCCAGCTTCGGCGCGGTGGACGTGACGAGCGACATCACTGGCACGGTCCCCACGGCCAACCTCGGCACCGGCACCGCCAACAGCTCCACCTTCCTGCGCGGCGACCAGAGCTGGGCGGCTCCGACCGCGAGCCTTGGCGACGGGGACTACGGCGACATCACGGTGGGTGGCTCCGGCACCACCATGACCATCGACGCCGACGCGGTGACCTACGGCAAGATGCAGGACACGTCGGGAACCAATGTGGTCCTGGGGCGCTCGACGGCTGGCGCTGGCACGGTCGAGGAGATCGCCTGCACGTCCGCGGGCCGGGCGTTGCTGGACGATGCAGACGCCTCGGCGCAGCGCACAACGCTGGAGCTAGGGTCGGCGGCTGTGGAGGACACTAGCGCCTTCGCCACGGCCGCACAGGGCTCGACGGCCGACAGCGCCATGCAGGACCTGTCGGACGACACGTCGCCGACGCTGGGCGGCGACCTGGACGGCGACGGCAACGAGATCAACAACGCGCTCATCGGGGAGAGCACGCGGTCGAGCGGCAAGTTCACGAACTTCGGCGGCTCCAGCGGCGCTCTGAGCCTGTCCACCAGTGGCACAAACGACGACGTGAGCCTCGGCACGGCTTCGGTCGTCGTCAGCTCGGCGGCGGGGACGGTGACGATCACCGGCTTTGCGGGCGGATACGACGGCCGGGTGCTGTTCGTCGTCAACAACAGCTTCTTCGCCATGACCATCAACAACCAGGACGGCAGCAGCAGCGCTGCGAACAGGGTCGCAACCGGCACCGGCGGCGCCGTCTCCACGGCGGGGATTGGGACGTTCATGTTCGTGTACTCGACCGTCAACTCTCGTTGGAACCTCGTAGGGAACATCTCGTGAAAACCATCCTGACCACGGCTCTTGCCCTCCTCCTCGCCACCCCCGCCTCGGCCGCGTGCGTCGGCTTCTACGGCGACTCCATGCTCACAGCCGAGCCCGACGGCGGCGACTCGCTCGCCACGAAGCTGGAAGCGCTGCGACAGGATCTGACGGTGTACGATCAAGCCGCCCCCGGCCAGAACACCGAGTGGCTTGCCGACAACGCCAAGACGACGATGCAGCAGCACCCGACGTGCAAGTACGTGATTTTGGCGGGCACCAACGACCTCGCCGCCGGCATCACGGACCCGCAGGACAGCGCCCAGAACATCCGCAGCATCGCCGCCAAGGCCCGCACGCACGCCGCCGGCGAAATAATCCTCACCCCCCTGCCCGTGGGATGCGGTAGCCCAGCCAACGAGCACACCGGCGCCATCGGGAACTGGCTGTACTGGCGCAACGGGAGCGGTACGAGGTACACCATCGAGGACGCCCGCGACCTATACCCGGTGCCGGGGTGGATGTTCTACAACCACGACTGCACGCACCTCAATAACGCGGGGCGTGATGTTTTGGCGGCGTTCTTGGCGGAGGTGATCCCGTGACGGCCGACGAGCGCCGAGTGTTCGCCCGTGAGCTGGCGGCGGGTCTGGTCAGCGGCCAGGCCAAGGACAAGCACCTGGTGCAGACGGCGCGGCGCCTGGCGCGCAACACGTTCGGGAGCGAGGACGGCGCGATCGTTCTGGCGATGGTGCAGGAGCTGTTCAATTCGGGGCTGTCGTGTCGAGACGCGCACGACGGCGCACCGACGCCGCTCAAAGAGCCGCACGAGGTGTATTTCAACGAGGGGACCAGGGCCGTTGCCCTGTTTCTCGCAGATCTGACGGAGGCACGATAGATGGAACCAACCGATTCCCCGGCGCCGAGCGCCGAACCCACCCCCGCTGCAGCGCCTGCGGCGCCCGAACCCTCTGCCGCTCCCGCAGCCCCGTCGGCCCCCGCGGGGCCGTTCCCGACGGCTGGCGCCCCGGCCGCTCCCGCGGAGCCGAGCTCGCCGCCGGCCGATCCGAACCAGGCCCCGACGTCCGTCTTCGAGCTGCCCGAAGGAGTGGATCCGGCGACGGTGAAGCTACCGGAGGGCTCCAAGTACAAGACGGTCGGCGAGGCCCTGCGGGCCACGAACGAGGCGATCGCCGCGCGCGACCGAGCGAACGAGCAGCTCAAGGGTTTCCGCGGGGCCCCGGTCGACCAGCAGGGCAACCCGGTGCCCTACGAGCTCCCGGTGCCGGAGGGCTTCGAGGAGGCGATCGACAGGGAGGATCCGTTCTACGGGAAGTTCCAGGAGACGATGCGGCGCCACAACGCCAGCCAGGACGTCGTCAACGAGCTGATGCCCGACTTCGTCCAGTACATGCAGGACGTGTTCAAGGGCAACGTGGAGCGTGACCAGGCGGCGCTGGCCGCGCACTACGGCGGCACGACCCAGCGCGATGCGGTGCAGGGCCAGGTGGCCCAGTGGGTAGCCGAGCAGACCCGCGATCCACAGACTGGCGCGGCCGACCCCGAAACGATGCGTCTGCTCCAGGAAGTGGGCGTCCTGGCCGGCCAGTCGGCGACTTTGCTCCTGGAGCGCTTGAGTGGCGCGGCTAATCGCGCCACCGTTTCCCCAACGATCAAGGACGACGTTCCGGCGTCGAACCTCGGCGAGATGCGCAAGGATCCAGGGTTGCTCAGCGACCCCCGCAAGATGGGCGAGTTCGAGCGACAGATTCAGGCGAACACGCCGAAGAAGCAGGGAGGAGGCGCGAGCGTCGTTCTTCCGCAAGGGGCGCAGCCCGCACGTCCAGGATCGTAGCTCGGCACCCCCGCATCGCGGGGCCTGGGCGACGGCGACGGGACGGCCGCAACGGTCCCGAGCTTGGCACCCCTGCCTCGGCAGGGCCTGGGCGAGCCTGACGGCCGAGGGTAAACGGCCAGCCACGGCACCCCCGTTCATGGGGCCTGGGGCTTTTCGACGTAACGAGAAGTCTCAACGCGACCGGCCTGGCGGAGATCTCTCCGGTGGCACCCGGGAAGCGCTGAGGGAAACCGCAGCTCTTTTCGACCCATCAAGGAGGGATTCGCCATGGCAGGTGGACCCGAGCTCATTCATGCGGCCCAGGAGATCTTCCAAGAGTACTTCATCACGCAGTACCAGGGATCCGGCGGCCGCTTCCGACCCCACGCCCAGGAAGCCGACATGCGCAGCGCCGAGACGGCGACCTGGCACTACACCGGGAAGTCGACGGCGCGCCGTCACCCGGGCGGCTACGCCCCGGTAACGGCATCCGGCATCCGGCACGTCCCGATCTCGGCGACGCTGGAAGACTGGTACGACTTCGAGCCGACCGGCGCCTTCGACGCCGCGAAGACCCAGAGCGCGAAGAAGCGCATGAAGGTCGCCGAGGCGCTCATCAAGTCGATCGGTCGCCGCGAGGACCAGGAGTGTCTCTCGGCTCTGTCCGGCGCCACGTTCAACTCGACGGTCGCCAACGGCGGCAACTACATCGCCGAGGGCAACACCCAGTTCACCTTCGAGAAGCACGAAGAGGCCATGGAGTACTTCCTGAGCCGCGGCGTGGCTCCCGAGGATGTTCGTGCGGTGCTGTCCGAGGGCGAGATCCGCAACATCCACCACGATGCGAGCTTCGCGAACCTGGACTTCCGCCGCGGCGGGGCCCGTCCGCGCAAGCCCGACGAGGTCGCCAACGAGCTCGGGATCGGCGGCGTGATCGTCCTCGGGACCAAGGAGTACGAGGGCGAGGGCGGCCTCACCGTCGACTCCGGGACCAACGTCCGGGACGTCTACTACTACGACGTCAACCGGCTCGGTCTGGCGAGTCTGGAGATCGCCGACACCCCCGGCGCGCTGATGGAGGGTTTCCTCTGCGGCGTCGACTGGAACCCCGAGCGCCTCGCGAACGTCGCGTGGTGCATCTGGTCCGGCAAGGCCAAGTTCCTCGCCGATCCCGACGACACCGACTCCGAGGGTGTCGTCAAGATCGAGAGCGACACCGGTCAGTCGCAGCCGACCTGATCGTCAACCTGGTGACCGGGGTCGGCCTTTGGGTCGGCCCCGGCCAACCGCATCAGTAGCCAGGGAGGAACAACACCATGGCTGGAGAATGGAACTACAGACTGCTGGAGCCGGTCGGCATCGACGGGTCGGCTCGAGCGAATCGGGTCTGGCGGTATCGCGGCGACTACACGTCCGTCGCGGCCACCGACGACCGCTATCAGTCCAAGACGCTCGCTCAGATCCTCGCGGACGACTTCTTTCTGCCGAGTGACGGCAGTCAGCCGGCTGTCTCGGCGGGAGACTGGATCTTCTGCTCGGGCACCGACGGTGGCTGTCTCGCGCGGGTTTCGGCGGCGTCGACATCGACGGTGACGCTGATCCGCGGGCCGTTCGATCGTCTCAAGGGCACGGCGACCTGGGATCCGGGAAGCCTGGTCAAGGGCGAGAGCGAGTCCAAGGAGATCACGGTCACGGGCGCTGCGCTCGGCGATCTGGTGCAGGTGGCGGCTCCGGCCGACATTTCGGACCTGCTCGTCTCGGCGCAGGTGACGGCGGACGACACCGTCACGGTGTCGATCTTCAACCCCGGGGTGCTGCTCAAGGGCTCGGACACGGTCGACTTCGCGTCGATCGCGGACGGGGACGAAGCGGCCGCGGACATCACGGTGACCGGTGCCGCCCTCGGGGACCCGGTCGAAGTGGTGGCGCCGGGGATCGACGTCGCCGATCTGCAGCTCACGGCCACGGTGACCGCCGCCGACACGGTGTCGGTCGTGGCCGCGAACAACACCGGTGGCGCCGTGGATCTGGGCAGCCAGACGATCATCGTCCGCGTCGGAGACGAGGGCGGTGCCGTCAACCTGGCCAGCGGCACCTGGACCGCCTACGTCGAGAAGGTCGGCTGACCCCTCGACCCAACCGAGCGGGGGCCTTCGGGCCCCCGCTCCGAGGTCGTCATGGCGCAGAACGCCGAAGCAGTCTGCAACATCGCCCTGGTCGCTCTGGGCGAGAACAAGATCACCACGCTCGACACCGACGACGGTTCCTACGAGAGCGAGGAGGCGGCGGCCTGCGCCACACTCTATCCCCAGGCGAAGCTGGAGCTCCTGGAGGCGGCCGACTGGCCCTTCGCCCGCGAGGCGAGTTTGCTCAGCAAGCAGACCGCGGCGCCGGATACAGGGTTCACGGCGAAGTTCACTCTCCCGGCCGACTGTGTGAAGCCGCAGGAGGTGGTCGACGGGACGCTCTACACGCACTCGCCGGTTACCTGGCGCCGCTACGGCAACGAGATCCACGCGGACCGGGACTCGGTGACGCTGCACTACACCAAGGACGTCGAGGTCGGCTTGTGGCCGACGTACTTCGTGCAGGCCGTGGCCATGGAGCTGGCCCGCCAGCTCGCGCTCAGCTTCAACAAGACGAGCACCGACATCGACCGCTTTGAGCTGCGTGCCGAGAAGACGCGGATGCACGCGATGCAGCGAGGGGTGACGGAGGAGCCGGCCCAGTCGCTGCCGACTTACGACATGCGGCGGGATCCGTTCGGCACCCTGATGCGGGGCTGGTCGAGCTGATGCCGCGCGCGGCGCTCCTGCGAAACAGTGGCACCAGCGGCGTTCTGGACCCTCTGGTTCTGGATCGGGTCGACATCGAGCAGTATGGCCAGTCGCTGAAGACGGGGACCGGATACTGGACGCTCCCGACGGGCGGCTGGCGTAGGGTCCCGGGGTCGATCTACCGGCAGACGGCCGCCGGCAACGGCCGCCTGATGCGGTTCGCCTTCGACCTGGAGACACAGTTTCTGCTGGCCTGGCATGAAGCGGAGCTGCGGATCTACAAGCGCGACGCCGGCGCCTGGACCCAGGTCACGGACCTGACGGCGCCCTACACGCTGGCCCAGCTCCGCGAGGTGCGTCGGGCGCAGGAAGCCGACCTGATGGTGACCACGCACGCGGCCGTGGCGCCCTACCAACTCTTCCGGGCCTCGCTGCCCAGCGATCCGATCCGCACCACGTCGGGGTCGGCGACGGTCCGCGTCAACCACCCGGCCCACGACCTGGAGGAGGGCGACCAGGTCGGTTTCGCCGATCTGCCGGAGTGCAACGGGATTCCGGCGTCCGAGCTGAACACGGGGCACGCCGTCGCGCTTCAGGACGGCTCGCTGGGTTCCAACCCTTTCGCGACCACGTCGGGGTCCTCGCTCGTGCGGGTGACGCATACCAGCCATCCGTTTCAGGATGGGGATCGGGTGAAACTCGACGGCTCGGCGGACATCGGCGGCTTTAGCGGGATCACGGACGACCTGCTCGACAAGACGCACACGCTCGTCTACGTCGATGGCGACACCTACGACATCGACGTCGGCGTGGACGCCTCGGCCACCGTGGCCTCCGGCGGCGGATCCGGGGTGACCTGGGAGGCCCCGGATCACTACGAGGTGACGGTGACGACGACGGCTGACGACAGCAGTGCCGTCGGCGGCTCTGGCGCCACCGTGTGGAAGCTGAACGAGGCGCCGCTCATCAACGTTCCGGTGAAGGACTTCGGAGACGAGTCCTCGCCGAGCGATGTCGACTCCCAGCAGAAGATCAAGTTCGGCGGCGTCTGGCAGACCGGCGAGCGTTTTCGCCTCTACCTGAACAAGCAGCGCACCCGTCGGATCGAGTACGGTTCCAACACGGCCGAGGTCGCCTCGAACATCGAGGACGCTCTGCGGGCTCTTCCGAACACGTCGATCGACGGAATCCGCGTCGAGTACGACACGAGCTCGGGCAGCCACGGCGGCGGCGACTGGTACGACGTCTATTTCGAGGGCGACGACGGGAACACCGACTGGTCGGCGCTGACGACGAAGGTCCTCGACTCCACGTCTGGGACCCTGGAGATCTCCGAGGTCATCGAGGGGGACTCTCAGCAGGAGCCGGTCTGGAGCGCCACGCGCGGCTGGCCGATCTGCTGCACGTTTCACCAGGATGCGCTGTGGTTTGCGGCCACGACCGAGCTTCCGGTGCACTTCTGGAAGTCCAAGCTGGGGGACGACTACTTCAACTTCTACGCGGTGGACGCGCAGGAGGACGACGGCCTGGCCGCGGCGCTGCGTGCCAACCAGGTCGACGCGATCCGCCACATGGTCTCGACCCAGCGTCTGGTGATGCTGACGGGCAATTCCGAGTGGACGATCGAGGCCGACGACGGCAAGGCGATCACGCCCGAGAGCCGTCTGGCCCTGCAGCACTCGCGATACGGCACCGGGTTGGCGCCGCCGGTGGTGCTGGACGGCCAGGTGGTGTTCGCGGACCGGTTCGGCAAGGCGATCCGGCGTCTC